TGGGTTTAACCCGATAAAACAATCACACCTATGTCAAAGTTAATTACAATGCTCAACGGTGAGCAACACAAACAAGATTGGCTCGTAGAACAAGCAGCCAACGATGACTTCTACTACGGCTACTTAGGAAAGGTAGCGTTCAGCAGTAGCAACATTAAGAAACTTCTGGACTCTCCAAGAACCTACTACAATCTTATGCAGTACGGTGAGGAGACAAATAGCCAAGCTCTCATAGATGGTAGGCTTATTCATATGATGGTGTTAGAACCTCATAAGATTAACGAACTCGTATTCGCTGATGTCACCACTAAGAATACTAAGAAGTGGCGAGAGATGAAAGCTGAGTATCCTGCACATATGTTGTTTACCCAAAAGGAAAAGCAGAAAGCAGAGAAACTTACTGAGGCACTATTCAAGAACCACCAAGCAGTAGAACTATTAAGAGACTCTACCTTTGAGGTTGGTGCAGTAGATGACACCATAGAGGGATACCCCTTTAGAGCAAAGGCAGATATCCTAAAGAACGATGGTACTATCATTGACCTGAAAACAACTTCGGATTTAAGGAATTTCGTGTACTCATCTCGCCATAAATATTCTTACGATGTTCAAGTGTACATCTATTGTAGACTATTCAATGTTGACTACACTAAGTTTAAGTTCTTGGTGATAGACAAGCTAAGTTGTGATGTAGGGGTATACACGGTAAGTGAGGACTTCTACAATAAAGGTGAGGAGAAAGTATTGTATGCCCTTCAGCAGTATCACGAGTTCTTTGAGAACAGACCTCTGGAGGAGATACAAGAGATGGTTAATAACTACACAATACAAGGAGAGTTATGATATTCAAGGTAATAAGGTCAAAAGCCATTCAGTACCTCTTTGATACTATTGAGGATGCCAGAGAATGTAGAGAGCGATTAATTGATATGGGGTATGAGAATATCTCCATAGAAGTAGAACAGGAAGATGTTCCTTAAAATCAAAGAGAGATGAGTGAGTGTCCCGAATGCAATAGTAAAGATGTTCGTGTAGCAATACACACAGACTACAAAGAGTGTAACAAGTGCTTTCACTTTTGGGAGGAAAGCGATAAAAACCAAAGAGAGATGAAAACAATGATGAAAAAACTTTTGAATAGAATACGAAAGGCATTTGCTATACATATTGTTAGCAACTGTCCTTCTGAATTAGAGCCAGTGCTGGCTAAAATTGAACATATAAACTCACTCGGAAAATCAACTTGGTATGAGGTAGTTTATTATGATGGAAACTGGCGTTGCTACAATGGAAGCACTACGTTTCAAGATGGAGAAAAGGTTGTTAAGTGGCGATACTGTAAGGATTGTTGCTAACACCCGATAAACACCATAAAGTTTAATTAAAACCAAAGAGAGATGATTATGACTTGGATTACAATAAAACTTATGCAACTTCACTTATGGTTGGCTAAAAAGAAACAAGAAAAGCAAGAGAATAATATAGTCGCACACGCATACGATAGGCTGATAAAAAGCTATGAGGATGCAATTAGGTTTCTTAAAGCAGATTCCTAATTGCGCACAACTCCTTTTATAAAACCTTTAACACCAAAGAGAGATGAATGAGCAAGAGAAAGCCACAAAGATTCTATTTGCCTTGATGGTATTTACGATCTGCACTTTAGCACTAAGCGTACTGGCTCTAATGTATGTATACGCTCACCCTACAATTAGTTTAAGATGAAAATACGGATATGAAGAAAGAACAATTAGCAAAGTGGCTTCACGATAATTACGAAGAAGTTGCAAAAGAAAACGCTTTACCTAATGCAAATAAGCAAACAATGATTGAGATGGCAGAAAGGATTCTTGATTTTAAATTATTGCGTTTGCACTTTGTTAGCAATTGGTTAACGAAGTGAACGCTTTAATGTTTGCTAAGTTTGGCTATGAATTGAAAGCCTAACCACAGAAATTAAATAAATGTAAAACCATAGCATAGGCTTTTTATTTATAGCTTGTGTTAGCAAATCGTTTTAAGATGAAAAAACTAGATTGTACAAAAATAACAACGATAGAAGAAATAGCTTTAATATTAGAAAACCTTGTAATAAGCATTGGTGAAGATTGTAAAGATTATGATAAATTAAAACACTTATTAGTAGATGAGGATTAATGTTTGCTAACCCCCAATAAACACCATAAAGTAAAACAATGAGCTGCAACTGCAATAAGCCTATGAGTATTATAGAACTTTGTTTAATAGATCGAGACGAGAACGGAATAGAGAAAGACTAACTAATGGATAGACTAGACTACGACCTAAGAAGCTACTACAAAGAGCAAGAGGAAACCTGCGAGAACTGCGGCGGATGTTTATTAGAAGAATACTACAACTGCAAGTGCGAGGATGAAGACCAGGAAGAATAAAGAAATAGTACTAACACTAGGTAAAGTACCTAGCTTAAATAGTTTTTATGCGGGGAGCCATTGGACAAAAAGAAAGAAAGCTAAAGACGCTGCACTCAAAGAGGTTAAGGAGCAACTGGGTTTTAATCAAGACGCTCCTTATAATAGCTTTAGAGTTACTGCTAATGTTCGTTACCGTTACGATTTGGATAATAGTATTATTGCTGTTAAATTCACTAGCGACGCTCTTAAAGCCTTGGGCTGGATTAAGGACGACAGTCCTAAATACTTTCGACACCTGCTTTTGGTTTGGAAGGAATCACTACCAGCGAACACGGCGCAAATTATAATAACGCTATCGGATGAACACCCGCAATAAAGGAGCTCTAGCTGAATACCGTTTTATAAGTACTGCTATTAGCTTAGACCTAAAAGTAGTAGTACCGGCTGTAGAAGGCTACGCTTACGACTGTATAATAGACAACAGTAGAAACCTATATAAGATCCAAATAAAATACGCTAGCAAGGATAAGCGACTAAAGAATGTATTTAGCTCAATGCTTCATAGAAGAATAAAAAGCACTAACCCAACCTATAGAAAATACCAAGCTAACGAGGTAGACTTTTACGGTATATACATTTGGTACATTGATACCTTTTATATAATACCCTTTGGAGCAGTAGAGAAAAGCAGTATTACTCTAGATCCTAAGAACGATAACAACAAATACGACCAGTATAAAAACAACTGGGAACTACTACTATAAACAAACCTAATGCAAGATATACAGCAGGCCGCTAAATTATATATAGAGCACGGCTTTAGCCCCGTGCCTCTAGTAAGTGGACAAAAGCGCCCACTACTAAAGGACTGGACAAAGTACAAAGAAGCTCCTATAGAAGATCTTAACGTATTTACTACGGATAGCCTCGGCTTAGTTTGTGGGTATAACGGCCTGGAGGTATTGGATATAGACGCTAAACACTTTACCGGGAACGAGTTTAAAGAGTACATAGCACTACTAGAAGCTAACGGCCCCGACATATTAGCAAAGCTCGTAATACAAGAAACGCCTAGCGGTGGCTTCCATTTTATGTACCGCTGTGAGGTTATCGAAGGAAACCAAAAGCTAGCTAAGAACAAAGCTAAAGAAGTTACTTTCGAGACTAGAGGAATAGGAGGACAAGTAGCCGCCTGGCCTACTCCCGGCTACAAGCTAGAGACTAAAGCGAGTAACATACAGTTTATAACCCCGGAAGAGAGGGCTATACTATTAGACTGCGCGAGGGAGCTAGACGAAACCCCTAAAGTAGAAGTAACCTACAAAGCACCTAAACCAAGCTTAAACGACAGCGAGGAGCTCACACCTTGGGACGATTATAAAAGCAAAGTAGACTGCCTAACGGTAATACAAAGCCACGGCTGGACCATAGTACGAGAGGATAGTAAATTTATCTACGTCAAAAGACCGGGACAAAGCGAAGCACCGGACAGCGGTAAAGTATTTAAGGACTCCGGACTTTTATACGTATGGACTACTAGCACAGCTCTAGAAGCAGAAACGATTTATAATAGCTATACGCTACTCACAGCTTTAGAGTATAATAACGACTATAGAGCCAGCGCTAACGCGCTAAGAGCTGAAGGCTACGGAGCCCAAAAGCCTAAGAAACTAAACGAGGTAGAAAGGTACGAGGAGGCACTAAGCGAACCCCAAGAGAGCGCAGAGCCTACCGAGGACTTACTAGAGAAGTATTTACTTGATCCTACGCAAGAAATAAAAAACCCGCCTAGCGTATTAGAGTTAAAGCTAGGGCTAGAGACTTATACGCTAGCTACTGCTGGGAATATAAGTTTAGTACAAGGGAAGGCAAAGAGTAGAAAGAGTTACTTTGTTAGTGCCTTGGCTGCCGCAGCTATAAGAGAAGGCTACAGCGAGAACCTGCTAAAAGCCGGTATAGTAAAAGGTAACGTCTTATACTTCGATACTGAGCAGGGAGACTACCACGCGCAGAGAGTGAACCAAAGAATACTGCACTTAGCCGGAATACCTAAAGAGGTAGGCCAAGAGCGCTTAAAGTACTTCGCGCTACGTAGAGCAGATACTAACGCAGATAGGCTAAGTATTATAGAATATGCGCTAAGACGTATAGAAGGTATTAGCTTATGTATTATTGACGGTATAGTAGATGTAGCTAACGGGGTAAACGAGGAACCCGAAGCTATAGCTTTAGTCAGTAAACTAATGAAGATAAGCGCAGACAAGAACCTAAACCTAGTTACGGTCCTGCACGAAAATAAGAACGATAGAGGCGCTAAAGGACACTTAGGAAGCTACCTAGTACAAAAGGCAGAAACTGTATACGGGGTAAGTAGAAGCGAAGACGGTAACAGTACGTACATAGAGGGACTGTATACGAGAAACGCAAGCTTTCCGGATCTAGAACTAAACGTATTAGGCAGAGACGTAGAAATAAGCGTAAAGGAATTAGAAGGCCCAGGAGGTAAAGAATGGACCGTAGACGAACTAGAAAGGCTAGCTAGGAGCGTACAAGGTAAAACGATAAACCAAGCTAAGACTTTTATAAGAGATGTAGAGAGCTGCAAGCTTGTAGAAGCCTCTACCGCAGTTAGTTTAATGGAGGCAGGAAAATATATAATGCTCACAAATGAAAAAAACCCCAAGATTTTAGTAAATTTAAACGGAAGTAATCAAGGTACGGACGAACCGCCGTTTTAATAATGTGGATAGAGATAGCTAAAAATACTTGGGCGCAAGCTAGAAACGAGAAAGACGCGGAACGTATTAAAAAGAAGTGGAAAGACTATAAAAAGAAGCAAGGCGATCTAACGAGCCGACACTA